CATATAAAAAGTTATGGCTACCATCTTGCAATATAGCAGTAGGGTTACCAACCGTCCTTACAGGAAGCAGCACGTTTTTCCGGCCGTCTTCCCCAACGTGAGAAACTTTTACATAATTAACATAGTCTTGAGGCAAAGGAAATTGCAGCGCGTTACCTAATTCTATTTCTACGCTTTTCTCACTATGCAATATATCATAGCTAAATTCTTGCATTCCTCTTTGAGCCCAAAAATCTACTTCATATCTAGGTACTTTTGTAAGCGCTTTTTCTTCACCAACATAAGCAACAATAAAGTTATTTACAATATCTTCTAAACTAGTCCTACTGTAATAACCTAAACCTTTAAAATCGGCAGGGGTATTACCAGCATCACCCTCAAAGTTGGCGTAATATTGTTGACTAGTGTATATTTTTCTTGATTCTGCCATTATTTTTCAGATTGTATAATTTGTTGTTCTTTTGCTGCAGCCGCCTGAGTTATGTCCGCTGCTCGTATGACTACACCTGCGTAAGCTAATATTTTTACAACTAATTCTGGCTCTTCAGAAACGTGTAATTCAAAATCCTGATAACCTGGAGCCGCTGTATTTGGAGATATTTGCCCACTTAACGTACCCCCAGCCCATTTTACTTCAGCGGGCTTTCTTATGTAATTTATAAGAATGGAAGATATTCCTGTTGTGGGGTGTATTACTAAGCCACCCTCGTGCCTAACATATACAGGATTGTTTATTGTAGGCTTTGTCAGCGGAGCTCTATTTAAATACATTATATCTTGGCTAGAAACTTCTGTAACGTGTATAGCATTTGCAGAAACGGTGCCTAGCCTATAAAAATTAGAGGGGTAAGCATAGTAGCTTAAGGTAGTATTACCTGCGGGATTAGTGAAACCACCGCCTGTAACGGGTATTGTTTCTTCGTTTTCAAACAAAGCTATTTTTTCTTCTACGTTTTTTCTAATATCCGAATAGTCGGAATCATTAGAAACAACATAGTTTCTTAAAGAAAAATAACTTTCAAAAATTTCGTTTTGAGCCTGGTTAGCCAACGAATTGAATTCCCTCGGCACTATATACCCCCTATTTTCTTTATTAAGTATGTTTAATACTGTTTTATAAACGTTGTCTATGCTTACCATTGTTGTTTTTATTTATTAGATGGTTATAGTTAACCGAATAACTATAACCTAGTGTTTTATGAAAGCTTTTTTTCAATTGCCTTCATAACGTCTACCCCTTCATCTGTTTTTAAGAATCGTGCAAACGCTGCATATGGATGTTCATCAAACGGCACAGTCATAATTTTCTTGCCATTTTTACTCCATTTAAATACTGTATTGTCGTCTGCTAGTTTAACAATACCTGCCTCTACGCATCGGTTAGCTAAGTTCCGAAGTTTAATATCTTCGTCTTTTGCAACCTCAATAAATAATTCTGGATCGTTTTTAGCAAACAAATAACAGTCTCTTTTTATTTCTTTAGAAGACATGTTAACTATATCAGACCCAACTTCTGTTCTAAGAATAGCTTCAAGATGCTCAATATCAAGTTCTTGCACTAGTTTTAGCGCTTCTAACTCTAACTCTATAATATCTATATCGTCTACCGCTTCTTTAACATTATCAATTTCTTCCCATAAGTTGTTTCTATCTGGGTGATATAATGATAATAGTTGTTGTAATAAAGGTTGGTTTCTAGGCACTACTAACGCTCCGTCTTGAAAGACAATATGTTTTAGTTGTGCAAACCCATCTTGTTCATCTACAAACAAAGATTTTTGATTATCTGCGTATCGTATTTCTCTATTTGTCCCAGTTTCTTCGTCGAACCATATTAGGCCCGTGCTTTTTATTTTGTAAGTTAACGGGGACATACCATTTCTAAGGATATATGTCCTATCTTTAATTTCCCAATTTTTCATAATATAATTTAATAAAATAAATAGCTAAAGGGTGGCCGTAACCACCCTATCGCTATATTAACTAATTACTTCAATAAGAAGAAGTTGTTGGCTCCTTGAGTAATTAAACATCTTTCAGATAAGAAGTTAACTCTCATTTCGTCCAAACTAGAAGTATAAGCACCTCCTACTGATCCAGTAATCCAAGTTTTCATTTTTCTGTCATCAGTTTCAGAAGAACGATAACGTACGTGTAAAAATGGTCGCTTGATATTTTTACCTAGATCTTGATCGTATACAGTAGATGTACCTGCGGGAATAATAGTTCCTTCAACATCACCGAATCCGCCTCTTGTAGCAAAATCATTTAAATATTTCCAGTCAGTTTTATAGAAGTCATAAGAGCCTCTTCTGAATCCAGAAAATCCTAGATTTAGTGCCATATCTTCAGAATTGTTAAATACTCCGTAAGAAGTACCACCTGATCCATAAGAATTTTTAGCAGCTAGTGCATCGTCGATAGCTAGAGACAAAGCTCTGTTGCTATAGATCATGTTTTCTTCAATAGATCCATTTTTGTCTAGTTGCTTAAGGATGTTATCAAAACCAGTCATATTAGACGCTAAGTCTGTAGATAGTCCATCATAAACATTACCTCTAGCTTCAAGAGCAGCAAAGAAACCTTCAGAACCACTGTAATTAGCAGCGGCTGTACCTGCAGAAGCAGTTTTCTTAACTGACTCTACCATAGACATTTCTAAGTAGTCTTCAAATCTTTGTCTAGTTTCATGCTCAGACTTTAGATACCATAGGTAACCAGATGCTCCATTTTCAGAAGTAACTTCAATCCAACCAATCTGAGCAGTGTCAGATCCGTTAATTGCATAGTTATCTTTTAGAATAATAGGCTTGTTAGTATAAGAGCTGTAATCAGAATCTAAAGATCCAACCATTCCGTCAGTTCCTTTAGCAAATTCAGATCCATATACTAGTACGTTCGCTTTAGAGTAGCTAGATGCACCAGTAACACCTGTCCAGTTAGCAGCTGTATAAGCAACAGCAGTAAAAGTTCCAGTATCACCAGCAGCAGCAGCTCCAGCAACAGTAACAACACCTTTAACAACAGGGCCTGTAGCGGCTCCTGCAGCGGTTAAACCTTGTACCATAATTGTTTGTCCAGCTCTAATAGCGGGAGCGTCCCCCGCAGCCCATGCAGTACCATCAGCTTTTGAAGCAAAGGTTACTGTAAATACAGATTCCCCAGTGCCGCTAGCAGTAGCAATAGCTACGTTGTTATAACGAGTATGTAGTCTTCCTTGCTCAACCCATCTGATTTCATCAGAGGTAGAAGGCATTTCAGCTGATACCATACGTAAGAAAGAAGAGATAGAACGATTTCCGTAAATCTCAGCTTCTTTTTCGTATACATCAGGTAGAAATTGCTTTGTAAAATCAAAATCGGTAATATAATTACCTTGAAATAATGACCCCTTAGTTGCCGAAGGGGACAAGTGTTCAATGCCAGTTGTAATAGCCATTGTAATAAATTTTTAAGTTATTGTCTTAGTTTCATTCTTAGTTTAGAACTAGAATCACCAGAAACAACTTTGAACTTTTGGCCTGAAGCTGTTTTAATAACACCCTCTTGCCTTGGGTCCATATTTATATTTTTAGCCTCCTTAGCGGATTGGCGGAGAGCATCGGCACGGCCTTGCTCATAAAAATGTTCAGCTAACTTATCTGCGTTTCTCGCAGTAAATAATGCTTTATGGTAACCCTTGGCGTCATTAATTTGGCCGTCGTCACCTAAAAATTGTTTTACAAAATTGTTAATATCAGATTGTTGCGTTTTTGTGTCATTAATATTATTGACTTTATAACGGTACTTATTGTCTCCAACTTGAAAATCAAAACCTTTAAAATCTTGACTAAACACACTATCTGTTTTTTGTAAAAAACTTTCAGTAAGTTGTTTGCTTGATTCAGCGTTCTGTTGATATGTGTTATAATACTCTAAAGCTTCTTGGTACTCCTGAGGAATATCTGTTTGCTTCTTCAACTTGAGATCAGCATAATATTTCTCTTTGTTTCCTTCTAAAAACTTTTTAGCATTAAATAACTCTTCTTTAAACGCTCTTTTTTTAGAACGTATTTCTCTTGGGTCGTCTTCTTCTTCGCTATATGAAAAATTGTCTTCCATATATTCAGAAATTTCTTGTGTGTCCCAAGGTTTAGATTGTTTATAATATTCTCGCAATAGATCGCCATCATTGTATTTTGATAGATCTCTATTTAATAAAACAAAGTCTTCAACACTACCACCTGTTTCCTCCATAAACTTAACAAGCTTATCAACATTCTCCGGAAGTACAACTTCTGGTTCTGCAGGTTTCGGATGCTCGTTTACTTTAGCAGCTCTTTCATCCACTTTAGGCTGGTCAACCTCAACCACTTCTTCTTCGTCTTTAATAAGTTCAAGCGGCGAGTCTTGCTTTTCTGTTTCTTCAGCCTCGGCTTGTTTTTGTGGCTTTTGTTCCGCTTCTTTGTTCTCTTTAGGAACATCTTCAACAGGAACCTCTTCTGCTTCTTGTTCTTGAGTGGTGTCCTCTTTTTTGTTTAATTCGTCTAAGTTAATTTTTGGTACCTCGTCGGCCTCTTTGCCGGCGGCTTCAGGCTCTATTTTGCCCTCTTCAACTGCTTTATCTAAAACAGCTTGTTCTTGCTCTTGTGCTGACTTTTGCTCAACGTCTTCAGCAGCACCTTTAATTTTCCATTCTGCCATAATTTAATAATATATAATAGTTAATAATTTTTTTATCTAGGTTCAAACCTGCTAAGATCAATCCCGCCTAAAACATCGTTACCACTAGATTCAAATGATTTTTGTGGCTTAGCCGAAGATGGTGGGCCACTAATGTCCGATAAAGATACTTTGCTATTAGCTATTTCTTTTTTAGCGTCAAGCTCCATTTCTTTTAATTTCATATTTAAATCAAACTCAAATTGCATTAACTCTTTCTTAGTTATAGCTTCACTTTCTAATTTCTTAACGTCAAAATTAGATTGAGCTTCTGCTAACTTCATCTTAGCCTCAACCTTAATAGTTTCAGCTTGAGCTTTTGCCATTTCAGCAGCTTGAGCCGCTTGAGCGTTTGCTTCTGATTGTGCAGCTATATTTCTTTCCGCTTTGGTTTGGTCTATTTGTTCTTTTTTACCTCTTCTATACTTTAATAACTGATTTGCTAATTTTGTATTTTTTATTTGCCTAATGTCAATAACATCTTCTAACAGTATTTGATCTCTAGACAAAGCCATTTGTATGTTTTGCTCTACAAGCTGTTTTTCGTCTTCGTCAGGGTCTAGTTCTAAAAATATACCAAAGTCATGCAGATGTAAGTTTTGCATCTCTTTTAACGACCCTACACTAAATCTTCCTATTCCCGTAATCATAGCGTCTCTTTGCGGGTGGAATTCAAGAACGTCTTTAATTCTAATTGATATTGCCTCAGCTAATGCTGTAGTAGTGTAAAGTGAACTATGTAATATATGTCTTGTAGCCGTATTAGAATTTGCTGCTGCAAGTTTTTGGACACCAACTAAAGCATATTGGTCTGGATCAGACCCATCTCTTGCCTCGTTTAAACCAGTTACATCACGTATCATATTTAAATAATAATTATACGCTTGTATTAATAAAGTTGATTGTTGCCCACCCCCACCAGGCAATTCTTGAATTGGTATTTTTCCGGGGTTCATATCACCGTCAACCGTCATAGATCTTCCTATAACAGAACCGGTTTGAAAATATAAATTTAAAGCCTCTTGAGGATTATAACTTGTTCCGTTACCTAAATCTATTTCAGCTAGTCCATCAGCATCTAAATAAACACCAGATGGTGTCATTCTTTGTATTACTTGTTGTAGCTTTAAGTGTGTAAGCTGAATTAAATCAGCGTAGGTTACCATTCTACTAACAAGACTTTCTATTTTGCCTTTATACATTCTAGGCGCGCTAACCACGTAATTCATCATTACCATATTAGCGTTAGACTCGGGGCGAACCATATTTGTCGCTTTTTCCCATTTAAGAAGTTTATTAGCTCCAAGAACCATCACCCCTTCATATATAGTTTCTCTTGCCTGCGCTATCCTTTCAAATCTAGCTCTTTGATCTTTTGGAGGATTAAATTTATCATCTTTTTTTATTGCTTTTTTAGCCCCAGTAGATGTTTCTTTTATTTTATATACGCTTTTTTCCCATGTTTTCCAATTAAAATACAGCACCGTTAAAGTGTTGGAATCATTATTGTCATTAGCCTCTACAGTAGCGTAGTCATAATTATTATAATTACTAGATTTTTTAACCGCTTCGTTGAATTCCTCATCAGATAATCCTGGAAATTGTTTTTTAAGCTCGTTTGTTTTTATTTGTTTTATTTCCCCAAAATAATATACATCTTGGAAGTTAGGGTCTTCTGTATACGAATATACTAAATTTGAAGGATCAACATATTCTAGCTTTATACCATCTGTATTGTTAAATCCATGTTTAACAGCGGATATTCCTAAGACTGTTTGGTCGTAGTCTATCCTTTTCTTAATTTCAGGGTAATCATTCCTTTTAAAAGTATTGTCTATAGCTTGTTCTTCCGCTATCTCTATACCTTGCTTGTAGCTTACCTGCATATGGAGCTCTAGTTCTTCTGTAGTAGAAGGCAACTCCTCTTTTGG